AGTGGTGTATGACAACAGAGTATTTCAGGAGGAAGGCAGCAAATGGCAAACAAGACAACTAGGCTGACACGCAGGGGATGGATAGTCCTCGTGCTCATACCTGCGATAGTGATAGGACTGCTGTTCACATATGTGACACGCGATGTCTGCTATGTAGGATCAGAGTATGGCAACGCCCTGGGGTATGGCTCATGTATGGAGCAGATAGATCGAGTCATCGAGGAGGGCAGATGATGGACAGCTACACATTTATGGTGCAGGTTGTAGAGGATGGAGAGGTCAGTTTCAGTCAGAAGTATGACTCGGCTGTAGAGGCGGTACGAGCCTATGACCGATTCGTGGACTACGGCACATGTAAGTATTGGCGCGAGATAGTGCTCGTAGAGGCAGATGGGCGAGCTCATAGCAAATCGTTCGATGCGCCACGCCTCGTGACCATCCGATAAACTTTGGAGAGTCCAAATACCAACCTGAAAGGGGTAAGAGATGGACAGCATGATAAGAAGATGTACCTGTGGCTCATGGAGATATGGTGATGCCACCTGCGGAGTCTGTAAGGCGTTGGAGGCTAGGGGCGAATAGTTAGCCTCTCTGTACGAGCACTCATAGTAGCCCTGACAGGGGTGGTGCTCGTTTTGCCTAGCCACGCTAACGCGCCGGTGATGACTCCCAAACAAAAACAACAGTTTGTGATCTCACAGATGTCAGCCAAAGACTATGCGAAGCACCTACTACGCAAGGAGCACAAACAGCCTGAGCGTGAGTACCGATGCCTAGCTCAGTTATGGGGCAAGGAGTCTGCCTGGAATCACAGGGCAAAGTCGCCTACCCATGACTACGGCATCCCACAAAGACACATGAGCCATAACTCGGCTGCACAGATAGCTGAGTTCCTGAGCCATCCTCACCCTCAGGTGCGATGGGGGCTCGGCTATATCGAGCACAGATACGAGACTCCCTGCAAAGCGTTACACTCCTGGCTATCTAGAGCAGACAAAAACGGCAGAGGAGGCTGGTACTGATGAGCACAATCATCCCAATCCATATCGAGCGACCTATCCCACATCTAGATGATGATGAAATCTATGAGGATGATGATGAGGACTAGGTACAGGTGGACAAGAAAGTAGTAGCAATAGTGGAGGAGAGGGCAGGTGGATACTGTGAAGTCTGTGGATTACCAGCACAGCCATCTATGGCTCTGCATCACAGAAAACTCCGTTCTAGAGGTGGGAAGGACACAGCTAGCAATCTCATCAGAGTGCATCACGGCTGTCACAACCTCAAAACGAGCAGCATCCACAACAACCCAGACTATGCGAGTCAGAAGGGCTGGATGGTCGCATCATGGCAAGAGCCATCCCAAGTCCCGTTCTCTCGATCTGATGGATCAGTCGTACTGTTACAAGATGATGGTAGAGTCAGCGTTCTCATGGAAGGTGAGTGATATATGGAAATCAAAGTCAAGGGCAGAGTCGGAAGCGACCCTGAAATCAAGTTCGTCACACAGGATCAGTTACCGCTAGTCACATTCAGCATCGCATACACACCGCGCAACAAAAAGGGCGGCGAGTGGGTAGATGGTGAGACTATGTGGTTCAAGGTAGCTCAGTTTGGCAAAAAGGCTGAGGCTGTAGCTGACACCATCAAAAAGGGTGACGAGGTACTCGTGCTCGGTAGTGTCAAGCAATCGACATTTCAGGGCCGAGATGGAGTAGAAAAGACTGCGCTAGAGATTACAGCGAGCGAGGTCGCACTTATACCTCGACTACAAAAGGAATCAGGGAGAGCCACATCTCGTCAGCCTGATGCGTTTGATCCAGGATGGTAGATGAATCTCTGATGACCTCACTAGAGGTCTCCGAGCTACTAGGTATCACGCTCAACAATCTGAGACAGATACAGCATCGGAAGCAACTGACATATGTGTCCAAACTAGGTCGCAAGGTGTACTACAGACGAGAGGATGTAGCGCGCTTCCAGGCTATCCGACAGGAGAAACATGGCAGATCTTGAAACATTACAGACCATGATGAGAGCCCTAGAGCATCAGACTCGTGCGCAAGTCATCAGGGAGATCGAGGCATTTGCCGGTGACTACCATCATCACATAGATGGCCGAGATGTAGTCATCGTGGAGCAACTTCTAGACTTTCTCAGGGGGATACCGAGTGATAAGTGACGATCCACAGATAGCTATAGTGTTACAGACAGTCGCAGACCGCATCCGCGCTCGCGGATACGAGAGCCTAGCCTTCAAACTAGAGAACCTGCTAGACCTCCATCGTGAGGAACTAGAGGAGGAGCTCAAGCGCAAACCGCGTAAGTAGTTCTATTATCCTCATATGAGCGTAGTCATCACAGAGGACATCTCGGTAGCCGATATAGATGAGGCTATCCGGTACACACATGCCATGCTGAAAACAGACGAGTTTGGCAACAGAATGAATTGGCGCAAGAGAGAGATGCTGCAGAGCTCTATAGATGATCTACTAGATGCTCGACTCGCTCTCATACAGAAAGGCACAGCGTTACCTGATGACTAGAGAGATACGAGTAGGCAAGAGCTATATCCTGATTGGATTATGTAAGGGATTCGGAATAGGCTTCCACATAGATAAATACTCGCTCGGACTTGATCTCGGCCCGTTCTATATTTGGTTGCAGTATTAGGAGGCATATATGGATACGCTCACCGTACCCATCAGCTCGCTCACACTCGATCCATCAAATGCTCGCAGACACTCGGATGTCAATCTCCGAGCTATCGCACACAGCCTGAGCCGCTTCGGTCAGCGTAAGCCCATCGTGGTGCGAGGATCACAAATCCTTGCCGGCAACGGAACACTAGAGGCGGCTCTCTCACTAGGCTGGACAGAGATACAGATAGTCCAAGTACCTGATGATTGGGATGACGACACAGCGATGGCATATGCGCTCGCAGACAATCGGACTGCAGAGCTCGCAGAGTGGGATGAGACTCGACTAGCCACACAGCTCCTAGAGCTAGAGAACAGAGATTGGGATATCGAGGCTCTCGGATTTGAGCGCGAGTTACCACCGGTAGAGGCGACAGTCGAGCCAGCACCTACGCTAGCTGAGAGATTTATCATTCCGCCCCTGAGCATATTTGACCAGCGCGGCGGAGAGTGGCGAGCGCGTAAGCAGAGATGGATACAGCTAGGTATCAAGTCTGAGATTGGTCGAGACGGCGGAGCTACTCTCAACTCTCTATCAGGTCGCATACCAAACTACTATTTTCAGAAGGCAAAGACAGAGAACAGCATCGGTAGAGCACTCAGTAATGAGGAGTTTGAGCGTGACTATCTAGTCATCCCTGATGGAGGTGGACTCAGTAGTAGCGGAACATCGGTCTTTGATCCTGTCCTATGCGAGATAGCCTATAGATGGTGGTCGCCTGTTGATGGAGAGATACTTGATCCGTTTGCCGGTGGCTCAGTACGAGGAGTAGTAGCGAGCGCACTACAGCGCAGATATACAGGAGTCGATCTCCGAGCAGAGCAGATAGCGGCTAATCAGGAGCAATGGACTGATATACAGACTCGTCTAGAGGCAGATGTCCCCACGCCTACCTGGATCACAGGAGACAGCACAGCTCTAGATGCATTCCTACCGGCAGACTATCGAGCTGACCTCATATTCTCATGTCCGCCATATGGTGATCTAGAGGTGTATTCAGACAGCCCTGCCGATCTCTCACAGATGAGCTATGAGGACTTCCTAGTAGCGTATAGAGAGATCATCAGAGCGAGCGTGGCTAGACTGAAAGATGACAGATTTGCAGTATGGGTAGTCGGAGATATCCGAGAGCCAAAGGACGGCGGATGCTACCGAGGACTCATCCACGATACAGTCAGAGCGTTTGAGGATGCAGGTGCTCGCCTATACAACGAGGCGATACTGATATCTCCTGTGGGGTCACTCGCAGTACGAGTAGCGCGATTCTTTACGACTAGCAGAAAACTAGGCAAGACTCATCAACAGGTCTTGGTATTTGTGAAGGGCGACCCAAAGAGGGCTACCCAGGCTTGCGGAGATGTAGAGGTCGAGCAGGTACTTATAGAGGGAAGCGACCTGTAGGAGTGACACACATAACACGCCATGTCTTGTCAGATGTGAAGGCTGCACGAGCATCCTCCTCAGATGGATATGCCTTCTGGATATCCTTCCATGCGAGAGAGATAGGGTCATGAAACTGAATCTTGTAGTAGGTGTCGAATCTGACGCTTTGTGCTGTTCTCATGCAGTAATAACATCACGCTCGCTGACACATTACAAGCAAGATGTGAAGATAGGTGTGTCACATCATGGCTAATCACAATGCAGTACCTGAGCCTGAGCAGATAGACCGAGAACTCAAAGTTCTAGAGCTACGCAGGGCTGGACTGACATGGCAACGCATAGCCGAGCAGGTGGGATATGCAGACCACTCAGGGGCGTATATGGCGTACAAGCGCGCTCTCAAGCGCACCCTGCAACAGCCAGCCGATGAGCTGAGACAGGCTGAGATAGATCGACTAGACCGGCTACAGCTAGCGGCGTGGCCGAAGGCGATGAATGGGGATAATGCCTCTATCACGACCATCATCAGAATTATGGAGCGTAGAGCTCGTCTGATAGGACTAGATATGCCGGTGAAAATCGCTCAAGATGTCACCGTATGGGATGGAGGGGACAGCATTGACAGAGCAGTTAGAGACCTTGCCGACTTACTCCGACAAAACGCTACAGATAGCGCAGTCGAGAGTCCAATGGCAGGAGATACAGGCGAGAGTGAATCAGCTACCGCCGATGACACCCTGGCAAGTGTGGATGATCCTATCGGGGCGCGGATGGGGCAAGACGAGGACGGGGGCGGAGTGGATAGTGTACGAGGCGATAACACGCCCGAACACGAGATGGGCAGTAGTAGCTAGGACTCACGCTGATGTGAGAGATACCTGCTTCGAGGGCGAGTCAGGTGTGCTCTCTGTGCTCAAACGCTATGGTTTATACCGCGAGGCTGACTACAACAGGTCGCGCACCAAGATTAACCTGCCGAATGGCTCGATGATTAAGGGCTTCTCAGCCGAGGAGCCAGATACCCTGCGTGGCCCACAGCATCATGGTGCATGGTGTGACGAGCTAGCAGCCTGGGAGTATGACGATACCTGGGATCAACTACAGTTCGGCCTACGACTAGGCGATATGCCACGCGTAGTAGTCACGACCACGCCTAGACCTACAAAACTCATACGCGATCTCGTATCTCGATCTACTACATATGTGACCAGAGGCTCGACCTTTGATAACGCTGCCAATCTCAGCTCTACCGCGCTCGCAGAGCTACAGGCTCGATATAACGAGACTAGACTCGGTAGGCAGGAGCTATACGGCGAAATCCTAGAGGATGTAGAGGGTGCTCTTTGGACTAGAGGCATCATCGAGCGATGTAGAGCCGAGGAACGACCTCATATGTCACGCATAGTCGTATCTATAGACCCTGCAGTCACCAATACCGCTAGCTCTGATGAGACCGGCATAGTCGTAGCTGGATGTGACACATCTGGACATGGATATCTCATAGCTGACCACTCTATGCGCGGCTCGCCCCTAGACTGGGCATCTAGGGCTGTAGCTCTATTTGACGAGTACAAGGCTGACTCGATCCTAGTGGAGGTCAATCAGGGAGGCGATATGGTCAGCGCAGTCCTCAAACAGGTCAGACCTGTACTGCCTATCCGAGAGATACGAGCCCATGTGGGCAAGAAACTCAGAGCAGAGCCTGTCGCCGCTATGTATGAGCAGGGGCGTATCCATCATCTCGGTATCTTCACCAAACTAGAGGATCAGATGACTACATGGACACCGGCAGACTCCACATCTCCTGACAGACTAGATGCGATGGTGCAAGCCTTCTCTGATCTGCTCGGTACATCATCCATCAGTAACTACTTCAACTCACTAGCCAATGTCTGCCCTAGCTGTGGGATGCCTAATCCCAAGTCAATGCATCTCTGTATGAAGTGTGGAACTGCTATTATCGTTGCTACGCTCAAGACCGGAGGACTCTAGATGGCTGTCAGTTTTAACTTCACCGGCGAGTACGCGATAGACCAGGGTGCAGACTGGTATGCGACCTTCATCTACAAACAACCAGCCGAGATCACAAACATCACGGCTAATGGCACGACAGTCACAGTCACAGCTCAGAACGGCTTCGTACCTGGTCAGACAGTATCCATAGATGGAGTCATCCCACCTATCTACAACCTACAGAATGTCGCTATCGCGAGCGCAACTGCTACCACTTTTACTATCACCAATGGAGCTACAGGCACATACATCTCAGGAGGGCTCGCTACATCGGCAGTCAATCTGACAGGTGCTACAGCCGCGCTACAACTACGATCTCTCCCATCATCTCCTGATGCGGTGCTCTCTCTAGCCACAGGCGGAAACGGCATCACCATCACAGGCGCATCGGGTACTGTAAATACTCACGCAACAGCTACACAGACGAGGAATATCGACCCTGGTATGTACTACTACGATCTAGAAGTCACATCAGGTGGAGTAGTCACTCGCCTAGCTCAGGGACAGGCAGAAGTATCGGCGGAGGTGACTCGATAATGGCTGACGATGTAGTAATCATCAAACCTACGAACGCGATAGTAGAGGTCACAGCACCTGGGCCACAGGGAGTAGCCGCATCTGCTCAGATTTTCTATACGCATACACAGAACAGCCCCTCTGCGGTGTGGACTATCAACCACAATCTCGGAGGCAACCCCACCGCAGTCGTACTCGACTCGGCAGGGACACAATGCGAAGGCACTTTCAGTTATCCTACTGTCAATCAGATGGTGATTACCTTCACGGCAGCGTTTAGCGGCGTTGCATATGTG